AGCGTGGCGGTGGACAAAGAATGGCTTGCCTGACGACGACTTGATGGGGTGAAGGTGAGCATAACTGTATTCGCCGTAGGTAGGGCTGGTTGCTGAAGCCTCACCCTGCTCCCCCATCACGACACCGGCCAGGTTCGAGCTGTGCATGACGTTTGCCGAAGGGCCTGACGGCGTTCCGGTGTTGGGTGTTGCGAGCTCGTATTTCGCATAGCCCCGCGTGGCGACCGTCCAGGGGCGGGCGGCGGGGTCGGTGACTACCAACGAATCGTGATCGTAAGTCGAGTCAAGGTCGCCATGACGAACCCAATAGGTGTTCTCGGTTCCCCAGCCGGAAGCGAAGTGGGAGTAGTCGGCGCGACGTGGCTGAGAATCCGAGCGAATAGACGCAGCATCTCCGATGGTGTCGGGGTAGGTCAATTGTGAACGCCCCTCCCAGGTCGAAAACGAAATGCGGTTTGGGTCTGCGGTCAGCCATTGGCTCGGCCCTTCGTTGTGAAGGGTGGCTGCGGCTGATGCGGCGGCGGTTCCGATAAGTGATTGTGGTACGCGGTTTCCTCGGTCACGGATTAGGAAGTCGAAGATGAATCGTGGGTTGTTGTAGGCCAGGGCCGACATCGTGTTGCCCGCGTGACTGTCCCGCCGGTTGTCGAAGAAGTCGTCAAGGTTGGCGTAGTCTTCGCCTTCAGCGATGACTCGCATGGATTGAAAGTCCTCGTAGTAGCCGGTGAGCCACACCGAAAACCGCCTGTCGATGTCCCGCATGAGGTATCACCCGTTCACGGCCTGAATGTTGGCGAGCACTTGGTCCGTGACCTTCGACACCATCTCATCAACGGTCAGCCCGAAGAAGTTGTTGTTAAGCGTCACCTCGTTGCGGTAGTATAGTTCGCCGACGCCCTGGTTCACCAATTGCTCGAACAAGGTTTGGCTCATGCGGGAGGGGCTGAAGCCGAAGAACAGTTCCTCGCGGGCCGACATGAAATCGCGCACCGAGTCAGCCGCCTGGTTCATCGAGTCCTCCGTCACCTTGCCGAAGTCGAGCATTAGCTCGGTCGGCTCAGTCATGCTCGACCCGATTTGATCCAAACCGTAGGAAGTTTCGGTAAAGTAGTCGATGGTGCTGTCCGTTGTTTCATCGAGTTCTTCGCGGTGGTTCTTGAGGTATTTTCGTGCAATCCCAAGCGCAACCGCAGTAGCGGCGATGGCGACAAAGCCACCAGCCACGGCCTTGAACGTCAGCGTTGATGCGGTGGCCGCGTCTGCCGCCCCCTTCATCGCAAACATCGAGGTGATGGCCGGAGCCATCGAAACGGCCATCAAGATCATGCTGGCTTGCATAGCGTCCTCGTTTTCAGGGAAGAACATGAGAGCCATGCTCGCCAAGCTGGCTGCGCCCGACAGGGTGTTCATGTTGAATGCGGCTCTCAACGCAGCCGGTTGAAGACGCACCAACGATCCAACGGTCAAGGTTGCGGCAGGGGCCATGCTTGCGATTCCCTTACCGGCCTGAAGTGCGGCAATCGCCAGGTCGCGCTCCTTCTTTGTGAGTTCGCCCGTCTGAAAGAGCATCTGAATGTTGGCGATGATGGTTTCGCGGATCGCCAGCGTTTGCTGCTTTTGGGCGTTGGTGTGTTGCATCTGCGCCCCAAGCATTCTTGAGTCCTGGGTTTCCATCTGTGCTTTGATGTTGATTACCTCACGGGCGTTGCGAAGTCGCTCTTCCTCAACGGCGATAGCGGCCTGGTTTGCCGTCTGCTGCTCCATCAATGCAGCCATTTCAAGTTCGTTTGCCGCGTCCGTCAGCATGATTTTCTGACGGATTTTCGTTTCCTCGTTCACAAGGCCACGAATGGCGTTCTGTGCTCTCGTCACCTCAAGTTGGGCTTGTTCTGCGCTCATCGTTTTGTCGATGGCCTTTGCCCTGAGCTTGTTCATGTAGGCCGTGACCTCATCGTTGGCTCCCTTAGTCGCCTCTCGCATCAGCGCGTTGAGAGCAGCCTGCTCCATCTGCTGAGTCGTAAGCAGGCTAATCTTTGTGGTGGCGAGTCTATTCGATTCGCTTTCGACCATCTTCCCCATGTTTTGAATCGTGACCTTCTTTTTCGCAGCATCCACTTCCATGCCGCCCAGAGCGACCTGCGTTTTCATGTTGGAAATGCTTCCAAGTTCAGTCTGCTGCATCATCCTCTTGATTTGCTCAGTCTGTCTGACGATGGCTTGGTACACACGAACTGAAATGATGAGCGATTGCACGTTGAGGTAGGCCTCGAAGAAGCCGCTCACAATCTCATAGACGCCTGAAGCCATCATCGCAGCACCGGCAATCCCTTTCGTTGCACCAGCCCCCACCCTATCGAAGAACGACTTTGCTCCGGTCAAGTCTTCATTGACGGTAATCAGGTCTTGGAACCCCTTCTGCATATTGTATAGCGGCGTTTGGGAAGCGGTGATGGATGGAAGAAGGGTTTGTCCAATCTCGGCGGAAGTGGACTCCATCGCGGCGGTGAGTTGGTTCTGAGAGAAGGTGGCGTTGTCCGTGAAGTGAGTCAGTTCGCTGACGGCGGTGGACTGACGCTCGGTAGCAATTGCCGTGAGCTGAGTGGTCCTGTCGAAGTTCTCCATCAGTTTGAGGAAACGAGTGTAGTGGTCGCGGCCAGCAACCGACTGAGCGATGGCGGCTTGCTCGGTCGATGAGAGGTCGTCCCAACCCCTGTCCTTGAGCTGCTGCATAATTCGCATCAGCCCGATCATGTCGCCGTTCACGTCCTGGGTGGCGACACCGAACTCGTTGAGGGTGGTTGCCGCACCACCTGTGTCGCTGCCGATTCGAGCGAGCATCATACGGAGGGAGCGACCGGCCTTCGATGCCGATTCACCGGCTTCGACGAGCGTGGCTGAGAGCGCGGCTTGCTCGGCGATGCTCATATTGGCGATGGTTGCCGAGGCCGCGAATTGGTCCATCACGGTCGAAAGTTGCTCCATCGTCGCAACGCTCGCGTTCTCGACGGAGTTCAGTTGATCCATGACCCGCAGCGAGTTCATCATAACGTATTGTCGCTGAGTTTCTGCGTCGGCGGCGAAGAACGCCTCCTTGCCGACACCTTCGTACAGGAAGCCGGTCTGTTGCGCCAGGGCGATGAGTCGCTTCATGGCGTCCTCGGTTTCCATACCGCCGATGAGGCCGAAGGCGATACCGGCCTGTGTTCCGGCGGTCACGGCTTCCGGCGATCCGAACAAACCGCCGAGCTGGGCCATCCTTGCGCCTGCGTCCAGGGCCTCGGCTCCGGTGAACCCGAAGGCCAGGCCCACCTCCTTGATTGATTCAGCATACAGCTCGGCATCGTCGAAGGCGAAGAACTTCTCGAAGAAGATTTGGGACTCTCCAAGCTCCAGGGCGGGGTCGAGGATGGATTGGATGCCGTTTTGGATTTGCCCGAAGATTTCGGTCAGCGAGGCGTTGATGCCCTCGAATGCGTCGAGCATGATGCCCTGCATCACAATAGTCATGTCGCGGGTGTCGCTGATGAGTCGAGCAGCCTGGAGCTGACCGATCACGTCGAAAAAGACGCGGGAACCACCGACTCTCGCCATTTCATTCCCCCTTATTGCCCATCATGCCCTGAAGATGCTTCAACGTGTCCGCTCCTGAAAAGAGCTGGCGGCGTTGGTCGCGTCGAGCGACGGCTCCCTTCGCACCGCCCCTGGACTTGCGTTGCTTCTTGCCCTTGTCCTGAACCGACTCGTTCAATTGCTCGGCGATCTCGTTGGCTACGAGAAGGTCGAACTCCAGGCGGTCCATGCCTCCTGGCCCGTGGTAGTGCTCGAACAGTTGCGAGGGCAGAACGCCCTTGAACGTCGAGCAAATCAACGGGCTGGCCCGATAGATCAAACCAAAGGGACCGCACCTTCATCATCCTCACCACGAATCACGTTGAGGATGCGGAGCAATTCTTCCGATGTGAGCGTTTCAAAGTCCACGTCCTCGTCGAGCAGACACCTCGGAACCCACGTTTCGACCTGGGCTTCAAAGCCACAGCCTTCTTTGTCGCACATCTCCAAGAACTCGTCCATTTGGTCCTCCGACCAGGCAGACGGATCAGGGCCGAAGTGCCGACACTTGCGGAACACACGACCTTGCTTGGCTTCGATTTTCAGTTTGTCCATCGCCGACGCCTGACGAACCCAGACCTTACGGCCATCGTCCAGCTCGACTTCCTTTTTCAGCACGGGCATTTCTCATCACTTCTCTTCACTTAACTTAACTTCAGGATGATTCCCAGGTGATGTAGGCCATCACGTCGTTGCTGTTCTTGTTTCTCACGATGTTGATACCGTGAATCTCGACAAGGGTGGATGCCCCTGTGATGAAGGTTTCAATCGCCGATCCAACGGAGGCCAGGTCGGACTCGATAATCTCGACGTTCACGTTGGCTGGTTGGACGGGCATTCAAAACCACCTCAAGCGGTCATAGCCGCGCCGCCGTTGATGCCGTCAGCCCCAATGACGGCCTTCGCCATGTAGTTCTCCGTTTCGTCGTAAAGGACGACGAAGTTCACGCTAAGGGTGTTGGTGTCCCGACCCGTGACGTTCAGCTCAGGGGCTTCGTAGGCCACCTTCGGGAACTTGATTTCAAAGTAGTTTGGCGTTCCGGCGGTGTCCTCAAGGCGAATCATGAGAGCAGGGGCGGCATCGCTTCCGTTGTGAAGAAGGAAGTCGCGCAGCTCGTCGTAGGTCGGCTCGTTGTCGGGAGCAGAAAAATCAAGGGAACGGTTGAACTCGATGGTCCCCGTGATCTCACGGAGCGTGGGCGGCGGAGCGACGGCGTAGGTCGCGTTGCCGAGCGACGAAGCGTTGTCCGTGTCGCGGTTCAGGTTGATGTCGATTGAAATTGACTTCACAAGGCTGGAGAAGCTCGACGAGGAAGCCACGTCCTCGAAGCGCACAAAGGCCCTGGCGAAGTGCAAAGCGTCCACGGTGCTGAAGGCCGGTGGGTCGCTTGGGGCCGAGCCACCAGGGGTCGAAAGACCGGCAACGGCGATTTCACCGCAGCCCACGAAGTTGTAGGACATCATGACGTATTCGTTGATGTTCGCGCTCAGGGAAAGCGAGTCAAGGACCATGCCCGTGTAGGTGTGCTCCTTGTCCTCACGACCGACTCGGATCGTGAAGGATGGGAAGTT